ATAAGTGCCTGCTGTGCCAACTGGAGTAATGCTAAAAGTGTATGAGCTAAGGGTTAATCCTGTGCCTGCAAAATAACTTGCTGCACTTGCCAACTGACTCCAAGTAACTGGTGTTACCCCTAATGTTCCACCACTTGTAATGGTACAAACCCAGCCAGAGTTTTGCTGAGTTGAACCATTCATAATGAATGTAAATGCTGAAATTAAGCTATTCCAAGTATTTGCATCACTTGATCTAGCCCAAGCACCTGAAGATGCTACATAAATACCATTTTCTGCTGGATTAGTTTGATTCTTTACGCAAACACGATCACCAGCCAAAGTTGTGTAATTGTCAATGGTTTGTAAGCCTGACAATGTAATGTTGCCACCCAAAGGAGTAGTTCCGCATTGACATTCACCTTTAGCTGTTAATCCTTGCGCTAAACCATCAGCGTATTGTTTATTAACAAGATCAATAGGATTGACAGGTAAAGATTCTACTTGCCCTGATACGCCAAATACATTTTGAAAGGCTGCTGAATAGTAACCATTTTCCATGCCATAAAGCTGTGCAAAAGCTTTACCTGTACCCGCAGTCATTAAATTAACTACAAAATCGCCAATACTCCATGCTCTTGCAACAGTTCCTTCTTGACCTCTTAAAACTGTCCATACATCTCCAGTTACATTAGTTACTAAAACAATTTCAACAATAAGATTATTTGTTGATTGAACTAATGTAGCTTTAAATGCTTCCGCATATTGAGGATTTGGAAAATTAACAGAAGTACCGCTTGCTACTGTAATAGTAGTATCAGAACTACTTACAGGCAAAGCAAGTGCAGTTTGGGCTTGATTAGAAAATAGCAGTATTGTCATGACAAACCCTTGTTAAAACAATTAAATAATAGAATACGTATCGTTAGCCGCGCCAGTAAACTTAATATTAGTAACTGGGAAAGTTAATACATAATAAATTTGACTTGTTTCAGTTCCAGTTGGAGTAACTGCCGCATAAAAAGTTGAGCCATTGTCCAAGGAAAATTGAATGGTTCTACCAGAATTAGCAGAATTTAAAACAATAGTTGCTGGATAAACAACATTAGGTAACGAAACAATTGCTGTAGTTCCAGCTAAAGTTCCTGTAATTGGACTGCCATAGTTATAAGTCATTATTTAACTCCATATTTCTAGTGGTTTATTAGGAAATACCGCATCAATAGTTGGATTAATAGCTATTTCTCTTAAAGATTTTCTATAAATAATCCACTCATTTTTATTTGTTAAATTTACATCTGGCAATGTTGCAAAATCTGAATTTGATAACAAATTTATTGCTTTATTTTTTATAATTACAAGTAATTGTTCATTGGTTGGTAAAGGATGTGAAGCATTAATTGGAAAACCATTAGAATCTGCAACAATAGTTTGTCCATTTGATTGACCTTGCATCAATGACATATAAATTTGATCTGTAATTTCTACAGAATCCGGTGGAATGTTTTTTCCATGAATTTCTAAATGATAAAAACCACCAGTTGTTTTAGAGTAATAAATCATTTTATTTTCCAATAGCAATATAATTCATTCGTGTATCAATAGTATTATTTGATGTATACCATTGGACAAAAGTTTGTGTCCAAGTTCCATATCCTGTTGAAACTACTGCATCAATATTTGCAGCGCCATCACCATTTGTTACAATAACTAAACTACAATAATTAGGGAAAGCTGCTGGAAAAAACCATTGAACTGGTTGTGAAGCACCGTTTAGTTGCCCAGCACTTCCCCATTGAATAATTGTGCCATCTGGAAATATTTCATAACCATAAACACCTGATAAAAATTGTTGAAATTGATTTAAAGTAACTATTGGATTAAATGCTGCACCATTTAAACTTAATCCACCTGATAAACTATATTGAGCATGAGTTCCTGAAGGATTTCCTGCTTGTAAATAGCCATTTAACGCAGACAATAATCCAGAAACATTAACAGCCCCACTAAATGCACCTGTTGTTGCATTAACAGTACCACCAGATTGATTTGTTGCTGTTGCAGCAGAATTAGCTGTAGCTGCATTACCTAAAATATTAATATTCCAGTTTCCATTAGCCCCATATCCATTATTTTGAGCTAAATTTTGCATTGTTCCTGCTGTTGGAAACATAGATACTTTATCGCCAGCAGACCATGAATAAGCAGTAGTACCTTCTTGTGCTCTAGAAACAGTCATAGAATCGCCTGAACGAGCAGTACAATCTAAAATTTCATAGATTAACCCCGTTGCAGCATCATTTAAAGTAATTCTAAAACTTTGACCAGATGTAGGCGAAGGAAAATTACTACCTGTGCCGGGTGCGACAGAAATAACCGTAGCCGTAGTGTTGATCGGGGCGGCTAAAGTGGTAGTTGCGTTATTAGCGTATAACAGAGTAGTCATAAATTATGCCTTAATAAGTCACATTGTAAGTATACTGGAATGGTAGCTGTAAAACACCTGATTGAATACCAGCATTTAAAATTGGTGCATTTGCGACTAATCCGCCCGCGGAAATGTGTATATCAACGACATTGTAAGTAGCAAACGTAACACTAATTTGATAAGTGTTATCTAATACTGGCAAATAACCGTTTGTACCTTGTAAAAATCGCTGAATGCGTCTTTTTAACCAAGTTGTATTAAATTGATTTCCATCACCTTCATAATAGTTCCAAGTAATAATTCTTTTGTAAATATCATCATTGGTTACATAAAAACTAGAAGGTGGAATAATTTTTTCCGCATCATACGCTAAAGTATCGTATGGCACGGTGTCATAAGAACCTAAATAAGTATAAGTTCCTAATGCAAAAGTAGGTCTTGGAATACCGTAAATTCCTTTTCCAACCCAATCTAATAAAGCTCTAGACTGAATAGTGTAATTAGGTAAATTTAAGTTATTTGTGTTATCTAAATATGTTTGTGATAATTCATTGTAAGCATCAAAAAATGCTTGCAAATACTGTGTAGTATCACTATAGCTATATTGCTGATATAAATACGCCGGGAGTAATTGCTGGGTCATATTTAACCTTGGGCAATAATAACTGCACTAGTATTGGTTTCAAAATAGCTTTCTGAATCTCCAAAAATTAATCCTGTACCGGTTGTTGGTGCGACAATACTTCCGTTAATCTCTACCGTAAATACCATGCGGGAGATTAAAGTTGCCGGTAAAATACTTGCTACTGCTAATTGAAATACATTTTGTAATTCAAATACGTTTATCGGTTGTCCCACATAAATACTGTTAATATAGTTAACAATTGCTGGATTTGCTAATTGAGCAATAGCCGTAGGGGATACATAGTTAGTCGATGTAGTATTCCAAAGTAAAGAAACATTTACAGTTTGCTGTGGTGGATTGACATAAGTAATACTGTAAGTATCTGGATAGTCGTCAATAGATACAGTAATATTTCTTGCGGTTGTAGTTGATCCAACAAGAGTAGAAATATCAAATACGCCAGTAAAAATAGCATTCGCGACTGCATAAGGGTCGCCGCCGCCGACAATTATTTCCCATTGATTTGTACCCGCTACCCGAATGCCGACTAATCGTGCTTGAACTCCAGATACTTTCTGTAATTGAGTTCTAAGAAAAGTTGGCATTCCTTGAGCAGTGGCTAATCCAGCTTGAATAACTTGCGCTTGATAATCAGGTAAAGTTTGAGCTGTAGTGCCAATTACTCCCGCTGAAGGGTTTGTACAAGTAAGGGTAATTCCTGATGGAACAGATGTAACTAATTGAGTTACTGAATTAACTGGTACAGCCCATGAACCAAAAGTTGTTGCAAGACAATACAAAGATGCGCTTACGCCAGTAGAACCAATAATTCCGCCATCTTGAACTGTGTATTGATAAGAGCCATCAGAAACAATAAAACCTCTAGGAATTACAAAACCTACTGTTCCGCTAAATACAACGAATACAGAAGTGTTTGATCCTTGACCTTGTTGAACGCCATAAACAGCGCCCAATTGATAGACAATAGATGCGTTTGCGGTATAAGGACTGATAGAGTTAACTAAGTCAACATAAGCTTGATCTTGAACAACGGCTGCACCCGCGGCTGTAGAAGCCATATCTTCTACTAAAGAGCCGGGCAAATTAGCTGTCAATCCGGGTGCTAAAGCGGTTGCAGTCGCTACTAGCTCATCGCGAATCGCTGTTGGACTTGCAGGGATAGCACCTGCGGTAGTTATAGTTGCCATTTATGTCGCCACCGTAGTTTGAATAGTTGTTCCGTTTTGGAATACAGCACTGATATTATAAGTTGGATTAACCGTATTTTGGGTTTTTAAGACAGTTAAACTAGCAAAATAGGGGGCGTACTGAGTTTGAGTCCTGTTTATTGCCAAGTCGGGCGGGACTTGATTTAATACGGATGAATATGCCGGTATTCCGTAATTGGCATAATAAGGACTTTCGCCTTGATTTAAGCGCAAAGTTTGAGCTAAAGTAGCCAACCAAATATAGCTGGTTTCGGTCACTTCTACCCATTGCCCCGATTCATTTATTCCATAAGTTCTCATGTTGGTGTTCCTGTAGTTCCTGTTCCTGTTTGTACACCACCGTGAGTATGTGTACTTCCGACAGCTTTTCCATTATTAGTCAAACTACCAGTATTAGCAAAATTACCTGTTTGATTAATATCGCCAGTAATTTGCATTGTGGCGCCTGATCCGCCTGTAATATGGAATCCAGCGTCACCAGTAATAAGCCCGTGAACAGTTAAATTCCCTGTAATAGTCACTCCAGCGTTGTCAATAACCATTACGGTACTGCCGTGTACTACCGTTACCCCTGAAGGTACTAAAGTAATAGTGGTGTTGTTATTGGTGTCACGAATTACAGCGCCGTTAGGGGCGTTAATGTTTACAGCGTTAGGATCAACGCTAGACCATTTTTTATTACCAATAGGAACGTAAACAAGGGCGCCAAGGTTAAAAGGAAGATCAAGTGGGGCTAACCCTGTCCCAAGCCCAGTAACACCCCCTAATCGCGCATCCGCAGCGAGGCAAACCCCATAATCGCCAACTTGTACGGGTAATCGTACATAAGTGCTTTGAGCAATAGGGCAAGTAACGGGAGGGAAAGTAAACTCCCCGCCAGTGTCGATTTCAAAGTTAACCGTAACAATCGACCCATTAACCGCAGTAACTCGGCAAGGAAGCTGAAATCCAAAAGCTTGTTGATTTTCCTCAAGCTTACTTTGAATAAGGTTTGATATCGATACCGCAAAGGGGGTTTTTTGTTCGGCGCTCATATCTGGTTTATCGGTGTATTAGGAATAATTGCTTCGATAATAGTAACCCAAGCGTTACCATCAGGCGATCGACTGCTGCCAACATGGTGAATTTTTGTAATAAAAAAAGTGCCGTTAAAAGCTATCTTATTGCGATATTGAGAGTTGTTATTTACTACGTTCAGTACGGGGATACCCGGTTGAAACGATATGTAATCACCAATATTCAAATCGCCGCGCATAACTACTTTAGCTGAAATAGTGTTAATTCCAAGCCAAGTTAAATTGCCAATAACATCTGTAAAAGCAATTTCTTTTGTGGCGGCGGGCGTAATGGCAGAATCTGTTAAGAAAAACCCTTTAGCGGTGGACGTAATTATTGCACCCGTATATTTGGGGTCTTTTTTAATAGTTCTACTTGCTTGGTTAATTTTGGCAGAGAGGCTTAATAAATCAAAATGCTGGGACGGTGCATCTTCTGTATATACAAGACCTGTACTAAAAGAACCTGTAATAGGTGTAGTAGGGTAAGCGTTTTGTAATGCTTGTTTTACTGCGTCGGTTAATTCAGTGCCTTTTTTCCAATTAAAAGTAATATTTTTAAGGGCGTTTGGATCCACATAGCCCGGCACAACTACCAAATCTAAACAAACTTCAGTGCCTTGCCAATTTGCAAAAGCTTGCAAAATTGCACCTTGCACGACGACACCGCGTTGTTTAGGGTTAGCGTAGGGTAAACCCTTAGACATACCTATTTGAACAATAATTCCGCAAAGTTGAACGGTTTTACCGTCAGCGGAAATAGTAGGGTTTAAGTTGGCTACTTGCCCTAAAGCTTTTAAATCAATACCCCAAACTTTAATAAACCCATTAGACGCGTATTGATGGTAAGCATTTTGAAAAATATCTAAATCCACGCGTAAGGCTGAATAGTTATCATCGCCTAATCCTGATTGCGAGCTATAGCTAAACGCTTTAAAACGAGTTGGGTCTTGTAACGGCGGAGTAATAGTAATGTCGTAAAAACGCATTTTATGGGTTTATTTCAATATTGTTGCTACTAGCTCTGTAGACTAGAGTTGAAGTTTGAAAATACCCAAACGCCAAATTAATGTCGTAATTATCTGGTGAAGCTGTCAATGGTCTTGAAAAAATTAAATTACTATTGTTGTCATAAATATTGACGTAGTATCTTTGTCCGTAAAGATTCCATGTGCAAATTCCAACGTAATTTACTCCGTCTAAAGTTGGATTAAATTGAAAATTAGCGAACGGAGTAGGATTAAATCTAATTAATGTTGTCATGATTAATCCGCGTAGTAATTAATATCTGTAGGAATTTGCGGAGTTGGCGTTTGTGTCCAAGTAGCCGTGCTTGGTAATCCATTAGATACTTTATTCATCAACGACCCTAAAATGGATTGCGATTGAGAAGAAGTAATTAATGGTTGCGTAAAATCCCATTGATACATGAATTGCACTTGTTTATCCCCCGGTGGGCTTATATCCCTAATTGAGGTTAATAAACAATTTGCATAAGCAAAAGCAGGGGTTAATACGGTAAAAGTGCCGCCAGTGCTAATATGTTTTTGAATACCAAATTGCAACGCAGTCAAAATCGCTTGTTTAATAATTAAGCCGCCGTGAGTTTGAGCAGGGCAAACCATTAGCATGCTGATATCTAAAGGCTGTTGAACTACCGCGTTTGCGGCTGTAGCAAAGTTAGCAAACGGATATTCAGCTACTTGCCATTTAGCCAATGTGCTTCCGGGTAATGGTTTGTAATGAGCAAAAAACTCACCGTTTTCAATACCGGGTATGTCTAATATTTCTGTTATTAAAGTAACAGGTGCGAATCCACCTAAATAATCAGCAAGTCCGCCTACTAGCCAAATAGGGGCTATTTCAAAAGCGGCGGAGAATGCGGTCTGTCCAAAAGAAGCCATAGTTATTACCTTTGTTTTCCTGCCATTGTTGCGGCTTTCTGACTTACGCCATCGCCGGTATTAACATAAATATCTGTTCTATTAGGGTTAAATAATTCAAGATGATTAGGGTCTTTAGCGCCTAATGGTCTATATAAGTTATAAGTTTCTTTAAGTTCATCTTCAGTATGCTTAGATAGAAATTGTTTTAAGCTATACATTGACACATCCACAGCGTTGCCACTTATATGGTGACTTCCAGCGCCAGCAACAGGTCTACCTTCTGCGGTATACCACTGTCCGTTTATTTGATATTTCTTTAATGCTTCTTCTTGCGCTAAAGTTCGTTGTCCGCTAATAGGAGTTAAATCCGCCATTTTAATAGAGGCGGCTAATTTTTCGTTAACACCTTGCAAGATTGCAGCGTTGCTATCTTTACTGCTTTGTGCGGCGCCTTTAACAGCATAATCGGGCATCCACCAAGGTACTTCTTTTTTAGTTTTGTCTATATCTTGCGGCGTTACTTGATTTTTCTTATCAACTAAACCAAAAAATACGGCTGCGTTATAAGTAGCTTCACCTAATCTTTCAAGTGCAGTCAAAAATACTTGAACATCTTCTTTTAATTTAGGCGAAGATAAATAGTCTGCAAAATCTTCAAGCGCTTGTTGAGTTTTTTTACTGCTTAAAAAAGCGTCTAAAGCGGTTGCAATAGCTTGAGTTAATTTGCCTAAAGGTTCTGTTAATTTGTCTAAGTTTTTAATTAAAGAATTTTCAATGACATTTCCAGCTTCTTTAATTTTTACCCAAAACTGTCTAAAAGATTCGTATTTTGATTCATCTACAGCAAAGTTTTTATCCCCTGTTCTTAAAGAAGAAATCAACCTTGCAAACTCTTCGGGTTTCATGTTTCCAACAGTTTGTAATTGTTCCTCACTCATCACATCTTGTAAGCCGGGCGTTAATGCTCGAGCTACATCAACATTTCCGCCAGAGGCTTTTACAGCTTCTCTAGCTTTAGTAAGGATATCTGGAAGATTTTGGAAAGCGTTTTTGTTTAGGTTTCCGCCTAAAATGCCAACTTTGTATTGCTCAGTAAGTGTAGTTTGTAACCTTTGAATGTTAGCCATTACACCTTCAATACCGCCAAGGTAGGGTTCGCCATAAGTTCTAGCGGCTCGCAATTGTGACGTATTAACGCCAAGCCCAGTAGCCTCTCTACGCAAATTACTTGCACCAGCAGCTAACCCACCAAGACCAAACCCGCCGCCGATTGCACTGTAGGTAAGCCATTTAGCTGCGGAAAGCGCAGCAGAAGCCATATTTGACGCAATTGAAGCTGTATGACCTACAGCGTTCTTTAACGATTGACCGCCATCAGAAATTGCTTTATTAAAAGCTTTTTGACGTTTTTCGGCTTCTTCTAATGTCTTGTTAACTTCTTTCCATTTTTTGGATTGTTCGTCAACAGACTTTTTATACTTTTCAAAAGCGGCTTGAAACGCTTTAAATTTTTCGTCTAATACATCTATTTCAATTACTGATTTTACTGTCATGTTGTGTTCCTAGTAATTAAAATAAACTTTTAGATTTAATAGCCCTAATTAAGTACCGTTGGCGATATTCTGAAGCATCTTCCCATTTAAACCCTATTTCTTTCATAAACTCGCCAAAATTTATGTAAGTAATATAGTCTAGGATACTATGGATGATCCCTTCGCCTTCTTGCCAGTAGTTTCTTTTTTGGTCAATATCGGCAAACCATTCATGTACTCCGTACAGTCCGAGAACGTAAGTTCCCAGTTTCGCAACGCACCTGCCATCTCCAAGAAAGAATTTTTCAAGTCTTTCGGTGCAACCTTGGAGATTGCTGTAAAAAAAATTAATGAGCTTAAAGCTTCTGCTTCTTCATCCTCATTTAAAATTTCTTTTTTTACTGCCGTATCAAACGGAATAGTTTCCCATCCATGTTCGGTACTTATTGCTACATTGGTTAAACGAATAATTTCGTTTACCAATCCGAATTTAACTCCACCTGCCCCGTCCCAGTTACCCGCCTTAGTCGCAATTGACTTTAAGGCTGGGTAAGCTAGTTGGGGTGCGGATAAAGCTAAATGCGCTTGATTAATACTATCAAAACACTGACTAAATACTTTTCCTAATTCTAAATAAAATTGTTCAAATACAGATCGACTGATAGAAGTGGAGTGAATATGAACTAAACCATTTTTCTCAGTCTGCACCTGCATCACAAGGGACAGATTACGATCGATTTTCAATTTTTAGCCTTTCATTAGGAAGCTGAATACATAGTAGAGTTAATGTTATAGACACCGCGCAAGCGAACAATTAAGCCAGCTTGAGTACCATCAAACGAAGTTTCTTGAACGCTCATTAAAACACAGTTATTTAACTGAAACGGGGACAATACTTGAGTGTCTGGATAAACCGTTACAGAACCTAAAGTAGTGGCTGTTTCAATTTGTGTCTTATAAGCGTTACCAAGAGCTTGCGTTCTTAGTAAGTGCATAGTAACGGTTCCATAAATATATGGCTCTGGGCTGGTTACTGCGCCAGTTAAAGTGCCAATAAGTAAAGATGTGTCACCATCAAAAGCCAAACTAATTGCTTCTCTAGCCAAATAGCCAGAAGTCACGTTTAGTTGGGTATAGTCGGCGTAAACAACACTCGCTAGTAGTCTATTTAATGTGCCTTGTTGAATTTGAGGATTAGCCATTATTTACTCCTAGACTGGAATGTTAGATGCGGTTAAGTAAATAGTGATTTGTGTGAAACCTCTTGCTGGTACGAAAGTTAAACTTAAACCGTTATATGTTCCAGTTGCATAATCACCGGGGTGTTGAGCAACGTAAGTTGTAAACGGAACAGCTTGAACTGTTGCAGGAGATAAAACCAAACCAAAAGCGATACCGTTATTAGTGGTGGCTTGTGCGACTTTTTGCAGTGTATTAATACCAGCTTGGTTATAGTACAAAGGATTAGTCGGCAAATTGCTACCGTTAATAATTGCGTTAGCTAAAGAAAGCTCAACATTGATCGCCATCCAATCTACTGAATACCAGTAGTTAAATGGATTTAGATCCATGAAGGTTCCCCAGAAGATTACTTTATTGCTAATACCGCCTTCTGCACCTGTACCGATCCAGTTAACGCCAGCGGCTTTTAATTGGGTCTGTAAAGTGTTAGTTAAAACATAAGGGGTAACTGCATAAACAAAAGTAAATGCTAATGGATGAGCTAAATTGCTTGCGCTTGGGTTATAGCTTAAAGTAGTCCAGAAAATAGCTGCGGCGCTAAATTCAGTTACAGGTGCGCTTGGGCTTTGAACTGTTGCAAATACTGACTTATAAGTTTCCCAGTTAGTATAGGTTGCAATTGTTGTAGTTACATAAAAATATAACTGAGCAGTAGTACCTGTATAGGTGTTAGCCATAGCCCATGCAGTTGGTTCTGTATCCCAAGTTTTTGGTAATAGATAGCTGTAAAAGCGAATG